CGATGGCAACAAGAGATCCGAGGCGAGGGCGATCCGATAAGTCTAGCCTTTCAGCGTCAATTGCGATTCCGTGGAATGACGGTGATGTGCAGCACGCCGACGCTAGAGGATGGGCGCATAAACAAGTATTTCAAGCAGGGGACGTGTGAAACGTGGTGCGCGGTGTGCAAGTGCGGCGCCTTCATGCCGTGCCGGTGGTCGGATATCGACTGGACAGACCCAAGCGAGCCGACGATTGCGTGCAAAGAGTGCGGGCAAGTGTACACGGAGATGGACATAAAGGGGCTTGATCATGAGTATTCGCCCCCGGCGAACGCCGATCCGTTCAAAGACAACTTCGGGCGGATTTGGCGATCGTTCGAGGTGTTTGGGACCTTGTGCCATTCGTTCTATTCGTGGAAGTCGCTTCGTGATTATGAGATCCAGGCGCTAAAGACGGGTGAAGCGTCGTATCAATCGTTCGTGAATACGCGCCTTGCAGAGATTTACAAACCGCGTGATGAATTATCGGTCGAATTGCCAGCGCTTATGAGGGAGTGTAGGGACGATTATTCGCCTTATGATTTGCCAGTCGAAGTCGATTTTTTGTGCGCAGGCATCGACACGCACGACAATTGCTTGTTCGTCGAGGTTGTGGGATTCAGCAAAGACGGTCGAGAGCATTGGGGCGTCGAGTACTTCGTCGCGCCTTATGACTTGCAAGTCCAGGGCGGGATCCGCGATTGCCTGGAAATGCTTGCGACAAAGGCGTATGCGCGTGTTGACGGCGTCGAATTGAAGATTGCATTGTCGTTTATCGACTCCGGTGGGCATCGAACGAACGAGGTTTACACGATGGCGGCGCGTTCGTCTCGAATGATGGCGATAAAGGGCGTTGCGAGCTCGAAGGACAAGCAAGACCCATTGATCCGCAAATTGTCGAAGGTGTCGTTAAATGGCAATGTGAAGGGCAAAACGCACTTGCTTGTGTTGGGTGTCAATGCGGGCAAGGACGCGCTATTCGATATGGAGGTGCGCACAATCACGGGGGATCGGTGCTTGCACTATTGGGCGGGCGGGGGCTATGATAAGACGTATTTTGCGGGGCTATTGAGCGAGAAAAAGGTTGGCGGCAAGTGGATTGCGCCACAGCGAGGTAGCACGCCGAATGAGCCGCTGGATTGTCGCGTTTACGCGATGGCGGCGGCGGAGTATTATTTAACAAAGATCATCCCGAGGGGGCTTGATCCTGATTATCGGAGGAGAAACATGGCAAAAAAGGTTAGTAAAAAAGCAGAAAAAGAGCAAGAACAAATTGTTAAAGAGGAGCAAAAGCCGTATAATGGCGAAGAACGCGAGGTAGAGGCGCCCAAAGAGCCGAAGCCCGTGGATAATTCCGCGTCGAAATACGAACAGTTCTAGGAGGCGAGGATGGCGGAGGCGATATACACGACACGGCGAACAATGCTAATCGAGGAGCGCAACCGCCTCAGTCAAGCGATTGCGGACGCGTTCGGCGCATTGACGGCGCTTATGAACGGAAAGATCACGTCGTATAGTTTGGGGACGTGGACGATCTCGAGGGCGCAAGCTGATATTGACAAGTTGAAGCAGTGGCTCAAAGATGCGCGGTTGAGGCTTGCAGAGATTGACAACATATTGACGGGACGACCGCAACGTCACACATCGGTGTGCGTGTACAATAATCCGTTTAACGTCAATCCGTATTTCGGGGGGATATAATGCTTGAATTGGCGAGCAACATCGGCTTTGCGGCGGGCAGTGGCGCACCGAACAGCCAGACATTAGCGGGCTTTAACGGCGTATCGTATAGCGCGACGGCAGACATATTGCCCACGCGTCAAATTCTGGTCAGTCGTGCGCGCCAACTAGACATGACATGCCCGTTAGCAAGCGCGGCGATAGACCGCATGACGGGCGGCATTATCGGCGCAGGGCTTACCTATGCGGTCAGCGATACAAGCGAGTTCTTCGAAAATGAGTTCTACCGAGCTTTGACGGACGAGCTGAAGCGGCTTTTGAAGCGTCGAAGCATTTCGCGTCTATTTGATGCGCAATGCAGATTGACGTTCAATCAGATTCAGGAAATGGCGTGCCGAAATTGGCTATTGTCGGGGGACGTGTTCTTCGTTCGACGGCAACAGCCAAACGGCGCGTTCGCGTGGCGCGCCATCGAGTCTGATCGCGTGATGAGCCCGTATTACATGTTCAGCCCAGACTCGACCGAGAACGGCATGAGCTTTTACGCGCTCATCAATCCAGACACGGGCAATCGCATCATCGACGGCGTAGAGCTTGACGACGATGCATCCCCCGTCGCTTATTGGGTTGTAAAAGACTACATCGACAAACCGTTGCTTGTAACGCCTGAGCAAATCGAGCGCATCCCGTCGCATGACGACGACGGCTTGCCAGTTATGATCCACTTGTTCAAGCCGACGCGCCCAGATCAATATCGGGGCGTGCCATTGCTTGCGAACGTGATCGAGACGTTGCACAACACGCGCAACTATGCGCAAGCGGAATTGCAGGCGGCAATCTTTCAATCGGCGGTGTGGGGCTTCTTCACGTCGAATAATCCGACGAGCGACGAGACCGTGCCATTGAGCGATGGGTATCTGGACGAGAAGATCCCGTTGAACGAAGAAGCCGTCAAAGAGGATTTGCAATTGTCGCCTTATACGCAATCGAGGACGAACAGCATCAAATCGCAATTGTTCCCGACGGCGAAGGTTATGAGCGCGGGGCAATTCCAACATTTGGCGGAGGGCGAGGACGTCAAGTTCTTGCAATCGACGCATCCGAACAACAATTTCGACGCGTTCATGAAGGCGCACAATTTGAGCGTTGCATCGTCAATCGGCATCCCACGCCAAGTACTGGAGTGCTCCTACGATGGGACGTATGCGAGCGCGCGAGGGAGCGTTCTTGAGGCAAATCGGACGTTCAAGGCGTATCGCTCATATTTCATCGAGTCATTCTTGAAGCCGCTCTTCGAGGTGTTCGCATACGAGGTTGTGGACGAATTGGGCGGTTTTGACGATCCGTTATTCGTTGCGCGCGCATTGTCGATTGAATCTGTATGGCAAGCGCCGGCGGCTCTTTGTCTCGACCCGCGCGCCGAGCTCGAGGGGGCGCGGATAGCCATCGAGATGGGCTTGATTGATGCAGATGAGGCGGCGCAAATGATATACGGACACAAAGCAAAGAGAGGAGAAAATGTTGAAAACATTTGATATCTATTACGACATATCGCCACTATATCTGGTGGAGCTTGACAAGCATCTTCGGGCGTGTGCGACGGATAAAGAAATCAATCTCAATATCTGTTCCCCAGGTGGGGACATCTACGCAGGCATCGCGATTGCAGAGAAGTTGCGAGCATGTGGCAAGCGAGTGAATGCGCGTGTTTGGGGCTATGCGGCGAGCGCCGCTTTTACCATTGCGTGCGCGTGTGACTTCGTCGAGGCGTCGCCATTAACGCATTTCATGGTGCATAGCGCATACTGCTGGGGAGGCGTTGACGAGGGATGCAAACATGCGAACGAGTCGCAATTGGCGTTGATTCATCGCAAGAATGCAGACTACACAGAAAGTGATTTGTTGGAGGATCGCTGGTTTACAGCCAGCGAGGCGCAAGCCTTCGGGCTTGTGGATCGGATAGTAGAGTTTGAGGGAGACGCCGAGGCGAAGCGCGCGGCGGCGTATGGTTTTAGTAAGTTCCGAAACATTGGAGGGGACACAATGAAAGCCGAAGAAATGAAGAAAGAGGAAGTCATCGAGGAGAAGAAGGCGGAAGAATTGACGCCAGAGATCGTTGACGAGAAAGTCGAAGATCAGATTGAACAAAAGGTTGACGATAAAAGCGACGACTTGCTTGAGCAAGTCATCGAGCGCATCGAGGAATTGAGCGCGCGCGTCGCGGCTTTGGAGGAAAAGCGCGAAGCGGAATGCGGTCCAAGCGACGAAAAAAAGGCGAAATTGGCTGCGCGCCTTGCGTCTATTTCGCGTCCCGTTGCACGTGTTGTTGCGACCGAGGAAGAAAAGACCGCCCAGAGCGCGGCTAAAGATCTTGAACGTTTCAAAGCGGTATACGGAACGAGTTTCGACCGTTTCATTCGTGGTTAAGCATGGAGGATTGAGAGATGGCAAATCACACGACGATTTTAATTAACGATACTGTAACGCAGGGGCAAACCTTGCTCATGGAGAGCCCGCGCCCTCAATTGTTGCAGACGCGCTATTTTCCGACCGACAATGTGACGGACGTTTTCGACAGCAAGAAAGTTATGCTTGACTTCGACAACGGCGACTTGCAGTCGGGCGCATTCTTTCAAAAGGGCTATGGCGACGGCAATAAGACGACCTATTACAGCGAAGTCTGCGAACCGCCCCGCATTGCCGAAAGTGACATCATCGATGCAGGCGACCGCGACCGCGTGCTTTTCGAACAATTGTGTCGAGCCCAGGGCAACGCCACGCCGAGCCATGCCGACGCTTTGAACGATTTGTTGCGTATCAAGGCAGGACGATGCGCTGACCGTGTTCAACGCGGCATCGAGCGTCTTTGCTCAATGCTTTTGCAGAAAAACGCGCTTGCATTGCAATACAAGTCGAGCCCGACGGCAGTATCGAACGACGTTACCGTCGATGTTCAATATTTCAATGACGAGACCACGGGCGCGGCGGCAGACGGCGGCAAGAATCCGCAGGTCTATGAGTCGAAGGCATGGGGCGGCGCAGATGCCACGCCTTATGACGACGTTTGCGCCATGTGTCGCAAGCTAGTTCAGAACGGCGGCAATGCCGTTGATTTGCTCATGAGCCCGCAAATGTGGGGACATCTCATCGCAGATATCACGAAGAAGATGGGCAATGGTATGCCCCAAATCAATTACACAATCATCAATAGCGGCGATAAGGGCGGCTTATATGATGCGGATATTCTCGACGCCCAGCACGTCGGGAGTGCGAACTTCGGCGGCTACGTTTTGAATTTGATTGTTTATAGTGGTGCGTATACCACGATCGAAACGAACAAAGAGGTCTTCAAACCGTATTTGCCTGAAAACTTCGTCTGCGTTCTTGCTCCGAACGTCGGGCACACGTTGTGCGGCGCGGTCAATAAGGCGAGCGTCGGCGCATTCGTCAATGGAGGCGATGCGGCTTTGGTGCGTCACACGGGCAAGTTCATTGTCACGAAGTACTTTGACTTCGCCAACGAGCAAGTGAGCGTTCGTTGTGAGTCGTTGCCATTGCCCGCGCCTTATCGTCGTTGGGGTTGGGTCACCAAGACGGATTCGGCGGGCTAGGAAGTGAGCAGGCGTTGATGGGCGAGTGATAGACGCGGAGAGAGGGCGAGACGATGGAACGATTGACCGATATTGTAAACGCGGATTTACGCAACATTCTATGCGATTTTAGGGACTTTACACGCCCCGTTCGCTTGAAGGTTGGAAACGTCGTTTATTCGATTTACGCATCGTTGCAATCGGACAAGATCGCCCTAACCGCCGACATCGAGCCGATCAACGTCTACGAACTTTCTATCTATTTCGAGGACATAACGGACGAGGCTTTCAGGCGTTCATTCGTCAAGGGCGGGATCGTTTTCATCTCGCTCGAGGCGGAAGGGAATGATTCATGGGTTGGCTATCGCATTGTAGACACGGCGACGACGATGGGCGTATTGCGAAGCGCATCATTGATGCGCACGAAGGGTCGTTGAGGTTTTAAGTCATGCTTAATATCTTCACTTTGACAGAGCATATCGCGGCAGCGCTTCGGGCAGAGTTGGACGGATTGACGTATCGATTCAAGAGTACGGACGAGCCAAACGACGCGACCGAGACGAAGCCGCGCGTCTATACGTTCACATACGACGGCGAGTTAGATCGCGATTTATTGCCCGTGCATACGCCCAGCGTGTTGTTGCAGGTGATAAAGCGAGACGATAGCCACGTGTCGTATCTGGTGCATATTTACGTCGTGAATGCGTCAATCGTAGACGATGAAATCGCCTTCGATTGTGGCGATGAATCGTATCGCATGGGCGATGGCGACGAGCCACGCGCAGGCGGATCTCGGCGCGATTTATATCGCGCTTGTTTGCTATTGGGCGAGAGCGTCTACAACGCATTGAACACGATCTCGCTATCGTGTTTGGCGCGCATCGACAACGTAGTTTTGAACGCCCCCGTCGCCTACATGGAGAATTATCCAGCTTGCGAGTGCACGGTCTCTTTTGATTGTGCATTGGGCAATGGCGAGAGCTTCGTTCGTTCCAGGCTTGAGGAGATATTGTGATATGGCGTTTACATTAAAAATTTCTGGTTATGCCACCAGCTACTCACACGCAATGTTCGGGATTTATTACAAGACATCCGTGGATGCAGAATGGACGTTGGCGGGCTGGAATGCCGACGGAATGAAGAAGATCCCCGCGTGGGAGCAAGATTCTGAAATGTGGGTTCAGTTGATTAAAGACTGGACAGTGAACGGAGTTTGCTTGCAACAAAGAGATGGTGGCGGATGGGTGTCCCCTAGTTTGATTGTAATGGGGGACTCGTCAGCATCGGTAGATTATGAAATAGAAGAATGGAATGCCGGACATGTTATTTTCCATGTGAAACCTAAAGATTATGGTGCTGATAAACAAATTGGTGTATCAATTCCGCAATCGAATTGCAGTCGAGTTATCATGGACGAAACGCGAGCATTCATCGATGGTTGCCCGTGGGTTCCAGAACTCAATACGACAACACTGCTTAAACTGCGTCCCATTGCCCCCGCGTCGTTCGTGAAAACAGAAAAGCCGACGGTCACGTTTCCAGACACATCGAGTAATCATTCAGTGGCAGTTGCGTGGAATGAGCGGGCGAAGGGATGGGATCTCACTATAAGTCCGTCTATTTCTAAGACAACAAGCATCAATTATGTAGCAGAGGTGAATATGGCAACAGAGAAATATGGAGCTTTTGGAGATTTAGGCAA